CTTTGGACGCTATGACGCTGAAGAGACTTTGCTCCGTGTTGACGAAGTCATACGCAGCCAGTTCACGCGAAAAGATGGAACAAAAATGTCGGTTGGTCGATGGTGCTGGGATACCGGGGGCATTGACCCGGACATCGTTTACCGACGCTCGCTAAAACATGGTCCTCTATGGGTCATTCCGATCAAAGGGGCGAGTACATATGGGGGACCGATAGCAGACATGCCACGAACGAGGAATAAGCAGAAAGTATTCCTGACTATGATTGGCACCGATACAGCCAAAGACCTTATTTATAATCGCCTGCAGCTGCAACCCGAACCAGACCGCCCCGTTCCCGGTGCCATTCACTTCCCGGCTAATGTTGAAATCTTCGGAGAGACGGAAGCTCGTCAACTGGTTTCTGAGGTTCTCATCCCTAAACTGATTAACGGAAAGGTCGTGTATCGATGGGATAACCAGAAGCGTCGGAACGAAGCGCTGGACTGCTTTATTTACGGGCTTGCAGCGTTACGCCTAACGATCAGCCGGTTCCAGTTAAATCTTAAATCACTGACCGAAGCTATGACGTCGGGCGCAGTCAAGCAGGGTAAATCTCTGGCCGAGTTGGCCAGGCAATTAGGGAGCGGTAATGGCTGAAGAACGCAAGGTAATAGAAGCGCGCCTGCTTGAAGCAGAAACAGCGCTTCATCAGTTGCAGATAGGGAAATCGGTGGTTTCTCTTTCACGCGGTGACTCAGCAGGAAATAGCCGCTCCTATCAATATTCTCAGGCAAATATAGTTCAACTCAAAGCATATATCGTTGAGTTGAAAGGGAGTCTGGGTATGAGTACGGGACGCCGCCGTCCTGCAGGGGTGAGGATATGAAATCAAAATTGCTTGCCCCCGATGGCGTAACGCCACTGCGTCAGTATGCAGGATATAACGGCGGCGGGCCCGGCTTCGGTGGCCAGTTGATCGGATGGAACGCGCCTCAGCAGAGCGCAGATGCGGCGCTTCTGCCTACGTTTTATCGTGGCAATGCCAGATCAGACGATTTGGTCCGTAATAACGGCCTGGCATCGAATGCGGTGCAGCTTCACCAGGATCACATAGTCGGCAATCTTTTTAAGCTGAGCTATCGTCCGAACTATAAGCATCTGGGTATAAGTCGCGATGATGCGCGAGCCATGGCGAAAGACATCGAAGCGGCGTGGACAGAGTACGCAGAAGACCCACATTGCCTTATTGATATCGAACGCAAACGAACCTTTACGATGATGATTCGTGAAGGTGTGTCCTCGCATGCCTTTAACGGGGAAGCATGTGTCCAGCCTGCATGGGAGGCTGCTCCAGGGAGTATTTTCCGGACAGTGTTCAAAATGGTCAGCCCGAAGCGCATTCGCAACCCCGGTGGAGCTACAGACACGAAAGAAAGGCGCGCGGGTATTGAGATAAACAAGAATGGAGCTGCGGTGGGGTACTGGGTCACGGATGACCCGTATCCATATGGTGGGATCGGAAAGGCCAAGCGCATTCCAGCGCGGCTGAGCAATGGGCGGCTTGCTTTTATCCATGTTTTTGAGCCGACTGAAGATGGTCAGACCCGCGGAGAGAACGTTTTTTACAGTGTTATGGAGCGTTTGAAAATGCTCGATACGCTGCAGCAGACGCAGTTACAAAGTGCAACGGTAAAGGCGATGTACGCAGCGACTATCGAGTCTGAACTTGACTCAGAAAAGGCATTTGAATATCTCGCGGGAGCTAACTCACTCGACGCTACAAATCCTCTGAATCAAATGATCGGCAATATGATCGAATACTACCAGGGGGCGAACATTAAGCTCGGTGGGGTCAAAGTGCCGCACCTGTTACCGGGCGACAAACTAACTCTGCAGCAGTCACAAAGCGCTGATGCTGGCTTCAGTTCTCTGGAATCCTCATTGATTCGTCATATTGCAGCCGGGACCGGTGTTTCGTATGAGGAGCTTTCACGCGATTACAGCCAGGTGAGCTACTCCAGTGCCCGCGCAAGTGCAAACGTCAGTTGGCGTTATTACATGGGTCGGCGAAAGTTTATTGCCGCGAAAATGGCGTCGCTGATGTTTGCATGTTGGTTTGAAGAAGCGCTCGCGAGAGGGATTATCACACTGCCCTCTTCAGCCAGATACTCATTCTATGAGGCGCGAAATTCATGGACATATGCGCTTTGGATTGGCGCTGGGCGTATGCCTATTGATGGTCTGAAAGAGGTGCAGGAAAGCGCCATGCGCATCACTGCAGGCCTCAGCACATACCAGAACGAGCTTGCGCTGCAGGGACTGGACTATGAAGAAGTCTTTGAGCAGCAGCAATTCGAAATCACTCGACGAAGAGATCTTGGTTTGAGCGACCCGGCATGGACGGTCAGTGAGCCATCAAATACCAGCAATAGCTACTACGGAGGGAGATAACATGCCGTGGCGTAATTACCAGCACTTAGCCGTTAGAGCGTTAAATCAGCCGCTCATGCTTGAACCCGCCTATGCGCGGGTTTTTTTTTCGACGCTGAGTGAGCGTTTTGGTGCAAACCGTTTAGTCGATGGAATGACCGGACAGGCATTTGCAGGAGATGACCTGAAGAAGATGTCCATCGACTGGGATGAAACCGGTGGGCGTCGTTATAAGAGTTACAAAATAGAGAATGGGATCGCCGTTCTTCCAGTGAGCGGGACTCTCGTTCATAAGTTCGGCTACATCCAGCCAGTGAGTGGAATTACTGGCTACGACGGAATTATCAGCCGGCTGCAAGCAGCTGTCGATGATCCAGACGTTAAGGGGATTTTGCTTGATATCGACTCACCTGGTGGTGAGGTCGCCGGCGCGTTCGATACATCAGACATCATTGCTCGCATGCGAGATAAAAAGCCCATCTGGTCCCTTGCGAACGATATGGCCTGCTCAGCTGGTTTTCTGCTTGCCTCTGCCTGCAGTCATCGTCTTATCACGCAGACAGGAACAGTCGGTTCTATAGGTGTCGTCGTTGCGCATCGCAGCGTCGAAAAGGCGATGGAGCAACTCGGTGTCGATATCACGCTAATTTACTCCGGGTCGCATAAGGTCGACGCAAACCCTTATGAGAAATTGCCAGATGACGTCCGGGCCCAGATTCAGGCCAGTATCGATGATAACCGTCTAATGTTTGCTCAAAAGGTGGCGGACTATACCGGCCTATCGAAAAAAGCCATCCTGGCTACAGAGGCTGCTGTTTACGAAGGAGCAGAGGCTGTGAAAATCGGTCTGGCCAGTCAAATTGTTAACTATGCAGATGCCGTGTCAGTGATGGCTGAAGCAATAAAACCCAAAGGAGCCATGATGACGTTAACCACAAAGGCTGAAGTGGAAACCCCAACACCTGCAGCTGAAGTAACAACACTGCCTGTAGTGGCAGCTAAACCGACCGAAACTAAGCCAGTAGCAGTAGTTGATGAGCTGGCTCGCGCTATGTCTATTCTCGACTGCGATGAAGCAAAAGGGCGAGAGCCACTTGCTAAAGCGCTGGCCAGAATGCCGGGGATGTCATTAGAGCAGGCTAAAGCAGCTCTGCTTGTCAGCCCACAAAGCGCGCAGGTTCGCACTGAGACAGGGCTTGATACGCTAATGACCAAAGAGTCGCCAGATGCTCTCGGCGCGGGTGCAGCTGAAAAAACAGGAGCAGAGGCCCGCATTTCTGGCCTGCTCAAGGCAGCTAAATCAATGACAGGAGCTGAAAATGAGTGATGTTGAAATTCTTGAACCGGATGATTTTATCCTCGGTCCTGATAAGCCGTTGACAGCAGTCGGGACGATGCTGGCAGATAAAGTCGTTTCCCGACTGGAACCGGTAATGATTGATCCTACTAATGGTTACTTCCTGCCGTGGGATGGAACGGAAGGAAATGCGGTGGGGTTGGCGGCATTTGATATCGATACGACCGGTGCGAACAAGGGGTTCAGCTACTACGCGAAAGGCTCCTTCCGTTCAACGTCCATCCCCTGGCCACAGATTGATGGCGACCCCGCGCGTGATATGACAGACCAGGAAAAGCAGGCGGCATTTGCCGGTACTGCAATCAGCGTCGGCTAAATGCCTGACTTAAATTTTATAGCCGCCTGAGGGCGGTTTTTTTATGGGAATGGTTCTATGAGTGATACTTACACTATGCGTGAATTGCTGGTAGCAACTACGCAAACCTTTAAATTCGACCCTCTGATTTTGAAACTCTTCTTCCGCGAAACGTATACGTTCCAGTCAGAAGAAGTCTTCCTTGATAAAATCCCAGGCGATGTGCCAATGGCGGTTTATTGCGCTCCACTCGTCACGGGTAAAGTCGACCACACTCGCGGTGCGAAAACCTTCACCTTTAAACCGGGTTATACGAAATCGAAACATACGGTTAATCCAGGTCAGCTGATTAAACGCTTGCCGGGAGAGAATCCTACAGAGCCACTGACCCTTGCAGAACGCCGCGAATCAATCGTGATGCAAAACCTGCAGGACGAAGAGCTCAGTATTAAGCAACTTGAAGAATATCAGGCCGTACAGATGGTGCTTTACGGGAAATACGAACTAACCAGTGACAATTTCCCGACACAGCTTATCGACATGCAGCGCAACCCAGCAAATAACATCATGCAGGCGGGTTCGACAGCGTGGTCAATTCAAGACCCGGACACTTACGACCCGACGGGGGACATCGACAGTTATGCCGATCAGGCATCAGGAACGGTAGATATTATTGTTCTTGACGGTGAAGCATGGAAAACGCTGAACGGTTTTAAACGTTTCCGCGAAAAGCTCGACACGCGTCGTGGCTCAAATTCGAAGCTCGAAACAGCTCTGAAGGATTTGGGGGCAGTCGTCAGCTATAAGGGTTATTACGGTGATGTGGCAATCGTGATCTACAAGGGGCAGTACATCGACCCGGACTCGAAGGCAAAAGTAAAATTCATGCCGTCGAACACGATGATCCTTGGCAATACTCAGAGTCGCGGTTTCCGTACCTATGGCGCAATTCTCGATATTGACGCTGCTCGAGAAGGTCTGACAGAGGGAACCCGATTCCCGAAAAACTGGGTAGAACAAGGTGACCCAGCGATTGAACAGACCATGACTCAGGCAGCACCTGCAATGATCTCTGCAGATGCAGATGCATTTGTCGTCGTCACCCTGGCGTAACGAATCCATCGTTTGAAAATAAGCGGGCTTAGCCCGCTTTTTATTTGAGAGGACATCATGGCTAAACCTGATTTAATCGCGCGCCTAAACGAACTCAGCGAGCAGCTCGGTCGCGAACTTAGCACCACGGGAAATATCGCCGAGCTCGAACAACGCATCAAAGAAGCAGAATCGGAGCTCGAACTGCTG